CAATCTGAACTCCTCACCTTGTCACAGATGCAGAAATGCACCTGCGATTTCCTGCATTCTGCGTTACCTCTCGGAGGTGTCGTATGAAGCAGCACTACTGCATCGTTAACGACACCGTTAAAGACAACCTCATCGCGTACATTCGCACACTGCCGGTAAACCCTCGCGCGCCGATGGTTGTCGAGGCACGGGAAGAGACCCGCACAGACAAGCAAAACCGTCTGATGTGGCCGTTGCTGAAAGACCTGTCTGACCAAGTTGTCTGGCACGGCGAAAAGCTGACCCGCGAAGAGTGGAAGGACCTGATAACCGTTCTGGTGAATCAGACCCATGATCAGGAACAGAAATCTGCACCGGGCATCAACGGCGGCCGCGTTTATTTCGGCGTCCGCACATCCAAATCCAGCAAGCGCTACATGGTCGAGGTCATCGAGGCGATTTACTGGTTTGGTACCGACCGCGGCGTGAAGTTCTCCGAAGCGTCCAGCAAGCGCATCGCCTGGGCGCAAGAATGGAGGGCTTCCCGTGGGTAATCCTCTCGCACGCGTCATCACAAATCACATCTTCCGCGTTCCGGCGCGCCGCAAGCGAAAGCCCGCGGTTAAGCAGTCCGATATCCCGACCCTGAAAGACTACACCGCTGGCCTGGTGGATCAGAAATGGCTGCGTCTCGCGGCGAGGAGAAAATCTGCATGAGCATGTATCAACGTATTAATGGCGCTGACTGGCGCAATATCTTCGTCGTCGGCGATATGCATGGGTGCTACACGCTGCTGATGGGGGAGCTCGACAGGGTGTCGTTTGACCCTTCTTGCGATTTGCTGATCTCCGTGGGCGACCTTATTGACCGAGGTGCGGAAAACTTAGAGTGCCTGGATTTAATCACTATGCCGTGGTTCCGGGCTGTGCGCGGTAACCATGAACAGATGATGATTGATGGCTTGTCTGAGTATGGAAACGTTAACCACTGGCTGGTAAATGGTGGCGGTTGGTTCTTCAATCTCGACTATGACAAAGAGGTGCTAGCGAAGGCTCTGGTTCACAAAGCAGCTGAGTTACCACTCATCATCGAGTTGGTTACCTCCGATCGAAAAATAGTCATCTGTCACGCTGACTACCCGCACAACGAATATGAATTTGATAAGCCAGTGCCGAAAGAAATGGTCATCTGGAATCGTGAGCGGGTTAGCGACGCTCAGGACGGCATTGTCTCGGCAATAGCCGGTGCAGATCTGTTTATATTCGGACACACCCCAGCGCGCCAGCCCCTGAAATATGCCAACCAGATGTACATCGACACCGGCGCCGTGTTCTGCGGAAACATCACGCTGGTACAGGTGCAAGGCGGTGAACATGCGTAAACCATCCCGCCGTAAGTGCAAAGTATGCGGGGAATACTTCGTGCCGAAATTCCACGATATTCGGATCCGCTGGTGCTGTCCTGAACATGGCGCAATCCTCGCAATGGAAGAACGCGAGAAGGAGAAGGTGAAAGCCGCGGCCAAGCGCATCAAGGAGCAGAAGGAAGCCGAGAAAGCAGGGCGCCAGCGCCGCGCTGCACGCCGTAATGAGCTGAGGCCGATCCGTCACTGGGTGCAGATGACTCAGCGCGCCTTCAACGACTGGCGGCGCGAAATGCTGCTGGCTGCCGGGCACGGCTGCATCTCCTGCGGAACCAAGACCGCTTTTGCCTGGCATGCCGGGCATTACCGCACCACGGCCGCCGCTCCACAGCTTCGCTTCAATCCCGATAATTTGTGGCTTCAGTGCTCCGCCTGCAACGTTCACAAATCCGGGAACATTGAGGCGTATCGCGCCGCCCTGGTCGAACTGATCGGCGAAGAGCGCGTGCTGGCGCTGGAATCCAACAACGAAACCCACCGATACACCCGTGAAGAACTGGACGGAATCCGCGCCAAGGCCCGGGCAGACCTTCGCGCACTGAAACAGCAGAAGGCAGCATGAAGGCATTCACTCCAGTTGAAGCGAGAAAATTCGTTGCCAGCACCTGGTATGAAACGACGCAGCTTTCTAAAAGAGAAAGGCTATATGCGAAAGCTCGTGAGCTGATAAGCGGTGATCGAGCGGAAATTATCTGTCAGACAGATAACCCTGAATACAGAAAGTCAGCACGGGAGTGGTGGAATCATGACCAGAGCTGATATCGAAAAGTACCAGGCCGAAAGCGTTAAGCGCGCCAACCTGCCGCCAGTAGCAAAGCATAGCCAGACCAAAACCAATCAGCCACAGAAGGAAGCCGCATGAACAGTCAGCAACTGGAATATGTACGTCAGCAGCTCATTGTGGCGACCGCAGATCTGAGCGGTGCTACGAAAGGGCAACTGGTAGCCTTCGCAGAGAACGCACAATTCACCGCGACGGCGCGCAGCCGGGGGCGGAAGAAAATCACTGACCCGGTCACCGGCCGGAAAGTTAACTCGGACGGTCCGGCGATGAGCGGAAGCCAGTCGCGAGCTAAAGGTTCATCCATCGCGCTGGTGGGGCCGGTTGAGTTCGTGACCGCATCCTGGCGCCGCGCTGTCCTATCTCTGGAAGACCACCAGATGGCATGGCTGCTGTGGAACTACAGCGAGAATATCCGCTTCGAGTACCAGGTGGCGATAACTCAGTGGGCGTGGGCAGAGTTCCGGGAGCAGCTCGGCGCGAAGAAAGTGGCTGGCAAGACGATGGAACGCCTGAAGAAACTGATATGGCTGGCGGCGCAGGACGTCAAAGCGGAGCTGGCAGGGCGCGAGACTTACGAATATCAGGCGCTGGCGGAGCTGGCTGGCGTAGCGAAATCGACCTGGACGGAAACGTATCTGCCTCACTGGCTGGCAATGCGTAACAGCTTTAAGCGACTCGATAGCGGTGCGCTTATCTCAGTAACGCGATCACGTTCACAACAAAAGGCGACAAATTCGCACTCAACTCTTGCAAAACCGAACTGAAACGCATATATTCAATGTAAATCTGATATCGTCGCCATAGCTTCGTAGGTCGACAAAGAATTAAGAGCCTCGCCACCGTGCGGGGCTTTGTTTTTTGTGCTTTCTGTAAACCAAGTGGTCGTTAAAAGTTAAAAATCATTTTTTACTTATGTAAAATGTGGCCTCCAGTTAAAACAGAGAGGCCTCATCATGAAGAACTTCCAGCTTTACGTTGGCGGCACTAACAACATCACCTATCGTTACGAAATCAGAAGGGTGGATGATGCTTTTAGTGTTCGAATATTTAACGTCATAAACAAAGTGCACAAAGAGGTTGGTAGCAAGTCACTTCGTTTTGTGTCAGCTCATGATGTCATTGATGAGTGCACATCGCATTACAGGAGACACGCTCAAGGCTTCAAAGGCTTTATACGTGGACTTATTATGCGGTGAAGGTGAAAATCAACAAACAGGTCGCTCAGGCGGCCTTTTTTATTGCCTGTAGCTCAGAGGAAAGAGCAACCGCCTTCTAAGCGGTTGGTCGCTGGTTCGAATCCAGCCAGGCGAGCCATCAGCAAAACAAGTCGTCATCGCGGCGGCTTTATCTTGCATCAGGTGCATAACTGAATTCGCGAATACGTTATGCCGTCCGCTCCACGAAACGGAGTGCACAACAGGAAAGAGCATTTGTAGGGTTCGACTCCCTGCCATGGGGTTGCGCCACATGATGCGAGTCATGAGTGCTCTGTCCGTTGTGGTGAATGTCCTGATGGCGTCGTAAAGCGATAGCCGTGAATGCCGGATAGCAGCGCCGGCCACCACAAACCAAACCCACTACCTGGGACCCTTCGGCCAGAGAGCCGACATTGCCTTACCCTCACATTGCCAGCCTGTCGCTGGCTTTTTTATTTTCAGGCTCCGGGAACCATCATCGACACGCCTACTTGTTAAATCGTCCCGAGGGCCTGAACCAACTACACACGGAATAAATATGTCTGAGACCTTCACTATCGTAGGCGTTGGTCTTACATCGTCATCAGTCGGTGTAACCTTTGCCACGCTGTTTCCGGAGGCGACTCCAGCAGTGATGCTCGGATCACTCGCCGGAACGGCGCTATACGTTCTGACCTCAGATCCCCATCAACTCTGGAAGCAGGCTATCTTTGCACTGATATCGTTTATCAGTGGCGTGTTCTTCTCCGTACCCATGGCGAAAATCATGGCCGGAATCATCAACACGCCGTTAAGCCTGATGAAGCCACCGGCCAGCATTGAGGTATCGCCAGCTGTAGGTGCAATTGTCACTGCTTCCATTTCCGTGGCAGTCCTGCTGCGTATTCTCCGCAAATCAAAAAGCGGGAAGATGCCGGGGCTGGGGGAGGAAGATAAATGACATGGCAGCTTCTTCTGATGGATGCAAACGCCATAGTTTGCCTGTTAATCATGGTCAGGCTGATGTTTTTCCGGAAGGAGGGAAAGCGTCATCGCCTGAGTGTCGCGGTGCTGGCCTATCTGGTCATCCTTGCCGCCGGATTCAATGCCTTCAACATTCTGCTCGGCCACTACGTTCAGGTTAACCTCGGCGATCTGCTGCTTAACTCCGTCATCTGCATGGCGGTTTGGCTGGCGCGCGGTAACCTGGCGAAGGTCGTTATAACGGAGTAGTCCATGCAAACCAGCGAAAAGGGGATAGCCCTGATAAAGCAATTCGAAGGCTGCAAACTCACCGCGTACCAGGACAGCGTCGGTGTATGGACGATCGGCTATGGCTGGACTCAGCCTGTCGACGGCAAACCAATCCGCGCCGGGATGACGATTAAGCAGGAAACAGCAGAACGTCTGCTGAAGACCGGGCTGGTCAGCTATGAAAACGATGTGTCCCGCCTGGTTAAAGTCGGCTTGACTCAGGGGCAATTCGACGCCCTGGTGTCGTTCACGTATAACCTCGGATCCAGGTCATTGTCGACATCGACTCTTCTGCGAAAACTCAACGCCGGTGATTACGCTGGCGCCGCCGATGAGTTCCTTCGCTGGAATAAAGCAGGTGGCAAGGTCCTGAATGGGCTGACCCGTCGGCGTGAGGCGGAGCGCGCTCTGTTCCTGTCATGATCGGCGCGCTGGTCAAGCGCTACTGGTTGCAGTTGCTGGTGATGGCGTTAATCGGTGTGCTGGCGTTCTTGGTGAACCACTACCGCGACAACGCCGTCACCTACAAAGACCAGCGCGATAAGGCGACGGTCCGTGCAGAAACATCGGAGGTGATCACCAGCAACGTGATCACCACGATGAACCTCATCCGTGACATCTCACAGGCTACCAAGAATGCAAAGAACGAACTGGCTCAAAAGGGCGAGACGCGCATCGTCTACATCAGGCAGGCGCTTGAAGGCGATCCGTGCGCTAACCAGCTCGTTCCTTCTGCCGCTGCTGACAGCCTGCGGGAATACGCAGACAGTTTACGTGCCAGCCCCAGTGGTGCCGATAAGCGCTGACCTGACCGCAGACACACCGATCCCCGGAATGGTGGTTCCGTTCACATGGCAGGCAAGTCTCGAGTTAAACGCTCAGCTCTACACGGCGCTGGGGCAGTGCAATCTGGATAAGGCAGCAATCAGGAAAATCGAATCATCAAGAACCTCGCAATAGCGGGGCTTTTTTATGCGCATCTCACGCGCACATCAACGAGAGCCTTTCAGTAAGCGAGCCTGAGAAAAGCCGTTATAGGTGGCGACCTCTCTCGGGCGGCTTTTCTGTGAGACAGGCTCACTTTCTAAAAGGTAAAGACGCTATGAATAATCCGTCAGTTATTCCGGCCTTCGACTTCCGCGAAATGGTCACGACCCTCGACAACAAGATAATCACCACATCACTCAAGGTGGCGGATTACTTTGGCAAGCGACACAAAGACGTTTTGCGTGCCATACGTAACCTGAAATGCTCCGATGACTTCACCCAGCGCAATTTTGCGCCCATTGATTTCATTGATAAAAATGGCGATGTTCAGCCTATGTATAACATCACTCGCGACGGATGCATGATGCTAGTGATGGGATTCACTGGCAAAACAGCTGCCGCAGTGAAGGAGTGTTACATCAATGCCTTCAACTGGATGGCCGAGCAGCTAAACCGGCGCATGGCGATGGGTGAAGAATTGCAGCATCGCTACGCCATCAAAGAAACGCGCTCAAAGCTGAAAGGCACGATCGGAAGCCGTTTGATGAACGAGCTGAAGAAAGAAAAGCGAGTTCTGGAACTCGAGCATGAGCACATCATGCAGGTGACGCAACCAGAACTTTTGGCTGGTAACTATTTTAAACCGTAAATGGAATAGTTAAATGGTGTAACATTATCTCTCTTGATAAGGAGGGTTAATGTCCGGATCACTATCAACCTCAGTTATATCCTTCCCATGGCGAGATATTATTACGCCAATCGTAGGGCTTGTTGGTGCATTTGGCGGGGCGCTTCTTGCCAATCATTTCGCCGATGAAAGATGGCAGAAACAAGTCCAATATGAGGCGAGTAAGGAATCTTCGAAAGTTGTCAGGGATAAAGGTGAGGAGTTATACACTCTCTGCTGTCGCTGGGAGAAGATGCTGTTTCTGATCCAAATGGCTCAGATAAGGTATATCAAGAGCCAGCGTGAGTGGGATGGATTCAATGATTACATCAATACTATATCGCTCGGCCCTGGAGTTTTTGATCGTTTAGAATCCTTGTTGCACATCTATTTTTATGAGCTTACCCCGCGCATTGGATTGATTCAGTCTGAGATGAAAAAATGCAATGAACTCTACGAAAAGTACCGTAGGGGTTTAATCACCGATGTCGAAGAAAGCTCAAGGATTATTAACCAGTCCTCAATAGATTTAGAAGAGCATATGCTAATCATGAAAGAACACATTAGAAATAAGCTGAAGATTTGATTTAACCGCCTCCGGGCGGTTTTTTATTGCCATCACCATGGGCAGACCCATCGTAATGGCTTTATGCAAAAGCTCTGGCGCTGGTATGTAATTACTTTGCTAGTAATGCCTCGGCTATGTAATCCCAACGGTCAAGATACTGCCCCTCATCAGCTTTGCTTATTTTGAATAGGGGGGCACTGTGATGCCAGGTGGCATGGCTGGCGACTACTTCGCTCGGAACGATGAAAACTTCGGGAAAGGTTTTATTGGCTATATCTTCAGACATATTGCAGAACACGTAAAAGAAATCAGGAGAGGCAGCAGGCATGTGCTTGCCGACCATCCATTGACGTGGCTGGCTTCTTGCCCAAGAGCCTTTAACCTGAATACTGATACTCTTTGAACCGTCAATAGTGGCAATTATATCTACAGCGCTAGAACCACTCGTTGTTAGTGCTGCGGATATTCCCAGGCGTGACAGCATATAGGCAATGAAGTATTCACCTGCATCCCCAGCGCTTTTAGAAGAGCGTTTAACAATTTCTGACATACTCAATCCTTTGGAATAAAACATGGCACTCACCGACAAACAAGAAATGTTCTGTCGCGAGTACCTCATCGATTTAAACGCCACGCAGGCGGCTATTCGGGCGGGGTACAGCGTCAAAACTGCAAACCGTATAGCTGCTCAATTATTGTCAAAACTTGACATCCAGAACAGGATCGTTGAACTCAAAACGAAGCGCAACGAGGACGTAGGAATTGATGCTGATTATGTGCTCCGGCGCTTGGTTGAGATCGACCAGATGGACGTTCTGGACATCCTTAACGACGACGGAAGCCTAAAGGCGATCAGCATGTGGCCTAAGTCATGGCGAACAACGCTTACCGGATTGGATATCAGCACCACCATTCAGAACTTCGACGAGGAGACGACGGAAACCATCCTCAAGAAGATTAAGTGGCCTGACAAAGTTAAAAATCTCGAACTGCTTGGCAAGCATGTACGTGTACAGGCATTCAAAGAGCAGGTGGAGCAGAAGGTCACTGCAACCCACAGCATTATGCCGGTACCGTCCTGCGATAACGTAGACGACTGGGAAGCAGCAGCGCAGAAGCAACAGAGCGAGGTTCTGGGTGGATGAATTACAAAGCCGTCTGGAAACCTCTGCCGGGATCGCAATCGCTCTCCCTGAGCTGCCCGTGTAACGAGATCCTCTACGAGGGCACGCGTGGGCCGGGCAAGACCGCTGCTCAGCTGGCGCGCTTTCGTCGCTTAGTTGGTTTGGGCTACGGCTCGTTCTGGCGCGGTGTCATTTTCGATACCGAGTATAAAAACCTCACCGACATCATCACCCAGTCGAAGCGTATGTATCGCCTATTTAATGACGGTGCGCGCTATCTGGCGTCAGCATCCGAGCTGCGCTGGGTATGGCCGACTGGAGAAGAACTCCTGTTTCGCTTCGGCAAGGAGGAGGGCGATTACTGGGATTATCACGGGCAGGAATTCCCGTTCATCGGTTTCAACGAACTGACCAAGCAGCAGTCATCTGAGTTTTACGAGATGATGTTTTCCTGCCGGCGCTCATCGTTCCGGCCAGAGAATTACCCGCTGGAAGATGGTTCATTACTTAAGCCGATCCCGCTGGAGACTTTCAGCACCACAAACCCGTTCGGCATCGGCCACACCTGGGTAAAAAAACGATTCATTGAGCCGGCGCCGCGCGGCACTATCATTCGCGAAACACAGAAAGTGTTCAACCCGCAGACCGAGCGGGAAGAGGACGTCACGCTTACCCGCGTTGCGATTCACGGCTCGTTCAAAGAGAACCCGTACCTCGATCCGCAGTACATCGCAACGCTGATGGCCATCAAAGACCCGAATCGCCGTAAGGCGTGGGTTGAGGGCTCGTGGGATGTTACCAGCGGCGGACGTTTCGACCATCTGTGGAATGCCTCGCATCATGTCATCAAGCCATTCCGCATACCGGATAGCTGGACGGTCGACCGCTCGCATGACTGGGGCGAATCGAAACCGTTTTCCAACCTGTGGTGGGCACGATCCGACGGAACCGCCGCAGCACTGCCTGATGGCCGCCTGTTCTGCCCGCCTGCTGGGACGCTGATTCTTATTGGCGAGTGGTACGGCTGCCCACCGGACGAGCTGAACAAAGGCCTCAATATGTCATCAACAAACGTCGCTAAGGGCGTGGCCTGGGTAGATAAACGGCTGGTGGGCGATGAACTTGCCGAGCCTGACGAAATCAAGCTTAACGGGGTGACTCAGGGGCAACTGAACATCATGCCTGGCATCTGCAAGAAGGTTACACCGGGCCCGGCTGACAGCGCCATTTACAATACAGGCGATGATGAACTCTCCATTGCGCAGAAGATGGAGTCCCAGGGCGTTAAATGGCTTGAGGCAAACAAAAAGCCGGGATCGCGCGTTAACGGCGCTGCTCTGTTTGCCGATATGCTCGAAGCTGTCAATGAAGGTAAGAAACTGGAATCCGGCATCCCGGAGAAACCTGCATTTTACGTATTCGACTACTGCCGTGGCTGGATCAGCCGTGTGCCGGTACTCGTGCGCGACAGTAAAAACCCCGACGATGTAGATACCCAACAGGAAGATCACGACTGGGATGCTACCCGATATGCCGTTCTGCATTCACCGCCGAAGAGAGTCGGCAAAGTCACCAATCTGAGGCTCTAACTCCATGCCTGACATTTCAACACCCAATCTGGACTATGGGAACATGGTCGAGGCGTGGGATATCAACGATGCCCTGATGGGCGGCACGCTCTATATGCGACAGCTGGGCGAGCAATATCTACCGCGCTGGCCGAAAGAAGACAGGGAGGACTACAAAAAACGTTTGGCCGTGGCCACGCTTCTGCCAGCCTACGAAGAGACCATTAAGCAAAACATCGGCCGTGTATTCGCCGAGCCTATTAAGCTTGCCGAGAATGTGCCGGATCAACTGCGAGAGTATGCGAAAAACTTCGACCTTGAGGGGACGCGCCTGGACGTATGGGCGCAGGCATTCTTCGGTCTGGCGATGCAGTATGGACTCTCCCACGCGCTGGTGGATTATCCCAGGGTGGACACCGAAAAGGTGAAAACCAAAGCTGAAGAGAAAGCTACCGGCGCGCGCCCCTATGTCACCATGCTCAATCCACGCCAGGTAATTGGCTGGAAGTCGAAAATGGTGGACGGCAAAGTGGTGTTGACTGCGCTGCGTATTAAAGAGGTTGTGGTCGAAGACGGCGACGACTTCGGCCAGACCAAAGTCGAGCAAATCCGATACCTGACACCCGGAAAGGTGGAAATTTACCGCAAGGCTAAAGATGCTGACGGTGCCGCGACCTGGGCGCTATTCGATGGGTGGCAGACATCCCGCCAGGATATCACTCTGGTCACGCTCTACACCAAACGCACCGGGTTTATGTGTGGTTCACCACCGCTTCTCAACATGGCTCTGCTGAATATCAAGCACTGGCAGAGTCAAAGCGAGCAGGACAACATCCTGCACGTCGCCAGAGTTCCGTTGCTCACGGTGTTCGGGCTGGAGGAGGGGCAAGAACTTGTGATTGGCTCATCCTCTGCCACTTCATTCTCCGATCGGCAAAGGCAGGGCCTGGAATACGTCGAGCACACAGGTTCCTCCATCGGTGCCGGCAAAGAGTCGCTGGCAGAGCTGGTGGAGCAGATGCGACAGGCGGGTGCGAAGCTGCTGCGCACCGAAAACACCTCAACTAAATCGGTAGACCAGACCTCTGAGGAGAAAATGCAGGAGCAGTCACCGCTCTATACCATGGCGACAAGCCTGGAAGATGCGATCGACAACATCCTGCAAATTATGGCTGAGTACATCGGTGAAGCGCAGGGCGGCAACGTTGATGTGCGCACCGAGCTGGATGTCGAGTCGAAAGAGTTTAATCCACCAGCGGCGATGGCCATTCAGTCGCTGCGCCAGGGCGGTGATCTTCGCCGTATCGATGCAATCAAAGCCCTGCAAAAACTCAACCTGATTGATGCCGACGCTGATCCCGATGAGGTTCTGAGCGAGTTGCTTGCTGAGTCAGCATCTCTGACCGAACCGCCGCCGGGTGAGGTGTGATATGGCTCGTTCGGTAAACGACAGGTTGCAGGACGAGACCATAGCTCACGGACTTTACGTGACGCGCTACGGTACGGGCGTTGCCCGGCGAATGGTGGCGCTTCTAAACAGGATGGATGCTGATCTGGCTGCCCGGCTGCTGGTGCTGCTGGAGGGTAAGCGTGCCGACACCTACAGCGCGCGTCGCCTTGCATCGCTACTGGCTGGTGTGCGGGATCTAAACCAGCAGGCCTACGAACCGGTCAATGCTGCTCTGATGCGCGAACTGACTCGTTACGCTGATTATGAGACCGGGTATCAGTTTGACCTGTTCAGCAGCCTCATTCCCGGCCAGGTGCTTAAGCACGTCCCGCTGCAAAGCATTGCTCCAGAGCAGGTCTACGCCTCTGCGGTGGCGCAACCTTTTCAGGGGAGATTGCTGAAAGAGTGGGGCAAGAAACTCGAATCGGATCGGCTGGAAAAAATTACCAGTGCCGTGCGCACCGGATTTCTTCAGGGTGAAACCGTCGAGCAAATTGTGAAGCGGGTCACCGGCGCGCCGCAACTTAAACGCCAGGACGGGGTTATCAATGCCTCACGTCGAGACCTTGCGGTAGTAACCCGCACGGCGGTGAACCATGTGGCCGCTACAGCGCGCCAGGAATTTGCACTGGCCAACAGCGATATCGTAAAGGCCAAGCAGTGGTCTTCGACTCTGGACACCCACACCAGCCAGTGGTGCATCATCCGCGACCGCAAACTCTACTCGCTCGATGGCAAGCCGCTGGGCCATGCAATCCCATATCTGCGCGGGCCCGGCAAAATTCATTTCTGCTGTCGCTCATGCGAAATTCTGATCACTAAATCGTGGGAGGAATTGCAGATAGCATCTGGCGAACTGAGCAGCGCCACACGCGCTTCGATGGATGGACAGGTGCCATCGCATACCAGCTATGCCGAATGGCTCGTCAGGCAACCGTACGCACGGCAGGAGCAGGTGCTGGGCGTTACGCGCGCGCGGATGCTGAACGACGGCAAAATCACCGTGCCTGAGATGTTCAATGATGCCGGGGAATTTCTGACCCTGGACGAACTGCGCCGCGTGGATGCGTCGGCGTTTGAGGAATAGGGTATGCGTAACGAAGATTTTCACTACGTTGGCGATGGTCGTGGAAGGCGAAGGGTGTTCGTTAATGGCAATGAGATAAAGAGCTGTGTATGGGCTGATGTCAAACGTGGTATCGCCTGTATTCATCCACACCCGCTACGGATCCACAAGCGAAAGCGGGGTGAGATTTACTCCCGTAAGCTGCGCGGTTACATAACCATCGAATTTATCTAACAGGCTGCCTCCGGGCAGCTTTTTTTATGCCTGCCGCTGAGCGGATGCGACGCGGTGCCCGGGTCGGATGACCCATTACGTATGGCCGGAAGGCTGGAGCAAAAACAATGAAACTTAAACTTGATGCTAACGGAAATGTGGTCGTTGAAAACGGTATGCCTGTGTACGTCCATGACGACGGCAAAGAGATCCCGTTTGATGCGGTCGCAGCGATGACCAAAATCACCTCCCTGAATGGTGAGGCGAAAACTCACCGTGAAGCGAAGGAAGCGGCGGAAGCCAACCTCGCGAAATTCTCTGGCATCAGTGACCCGGCCAAGGCGCTCGAAGCCCTGGAGATGATGACCAAAATCGACCAGAAAAAACTGATCGATGCTGGCGCCGTTGACCAGGTAAAGGCGGAGATCACTAAGGTCTTCCAGCAGCAGCTGGACGAAGCGAACGGAAAAGCTCAGCAACTGGAAAGCCAACTATACGACGAGATGATTGGCGGGCGCTTCGGTGGCTCCAAATTCATCTCAGAGAAGATGGCGATCCCGAGTGAATTCGTGCGTTCGTACTTCGGACAGAATTTCAAAATCGAAGACGGCAAGGTTGTGGCCTACGACGGCCAGGGCAACAAGGTGTTCTCCCGCACCAAGCCTGGCGAGCTGGCCAGCTTCGATGAAGCTCTGGAATCTCTGGTCGAGTCGCACCCGCAGAAAGACTACATCCTCAAAGCGTCCGGTAACAGCGGCGGTGGTTCTCACCAATCGCAGCATCAGGCCGGGCAGAAAACCATGAAACGCGATGCGTTTGATTCCCTGGACGCTGCTGGTAAGCAATCAGCACTGAAAGATGGCGTCAGCATCGTCGATTAAATCGAAAGGAGCCATAAATGGCAGGCAATACCCTTACTGGTCTGATCCCGACCATCTATACCGCGCTGGATGTAGTATCCCGCGAGCAAACTGGTTTTATTCCTGCGGTGGCGCGTGACGCGAAAGCAGATGCAGCTGCCAAAGACCAGACCGTGCGTGCACCAGTCGCGCCTCCGGCCACTACTGAAGATATTGTTCCAGGGCCGTCTGCACCTAATTCCGGTGATCAGACTATCGGCGGTGTGGATGTAAAAATCACCAAATCCAAAATGGCCCCAGTGAAATGGAATGGTGAAGAGCAGCTGGCGCTTGGCCCTGCGGGAACCTACAACACCATCCTGGCAGATCAGTTCAAACAAGCTTTTCGTGCTCTTGCCAACGAAGTGGATGCTGATCTGGCCGCGCTGTACTTCAACTCCTCGCGCGCAGTTGGTACGCCGAAGGATACCCCGTTCAGCGTTAAAGACGATTTGTCTGATGCTGCGCTGGCTCGTCAGATTCTGACGGATAACGGCGCGCCAACTACTGATTTACGTATGGTGCTTGGCGGCGAAGCGATGGCGTCCATCCGTGGTAAACAGGCTGTCCTCTTCAAAGCGAATGAAGCAGGAACCGACCAGCTGCTGCGTGAAGGCGTTATCGGTCGCATCATGGGTTTCAATCTCCATGAGTCGTTCAGCATCAAGCGCACCGCGAAGAGCACCGCAGCTGGCTATAAGGTCAACGGTGCGAAAAAAGAAGGCGATATCATCATTGCCATCTCCGCCGGAACTGGTGGTATTGCGGTTGGTACCGCGGTGAAGTTCGATGGTGACGACAACCAGTATCTGGTCGTCGCGGCCACGTCCTCCAGCATCACCATCAGCTCACCGGGCCTGCGTCAAGACCTGGCAGACGAGACGGCCATCACCGTACTCAGTGAGTTCACCCCGAACATGGCGTTCGACCGCGGGGCATTCCTGCTGGCCAGCCGCACCCCGGCGATGCCTGAAGGTGGCGATACTGCTGATGACGTCATGAATGTGACCGACCCGAAATCTGGCATTACCTTCCAGGTTGCGCTGTACCGCCAGTACCGTCAGGTGCGTTACGAAGTGGGTATGGCATGGGGTGTGGCATCCGTGGCGCCACGCCATTCCGCCATCATCATGGGTTAACCCAAGGGGCTTCGGCCCCTTTGTTATTCAGGAGGCCCGATGGCCGGATTAACAAAAGAACAGCGCGCTCAGCGTGAAGCGGAAAAGCTTGCAGCTCAGCAGGCCGCTGATAATAACCCTGCCCAGCAGGAACAGCAGCAGGAACAGCAGCAGGAACAGCAGCAGGAACAGCAGCAGGAACAGCAGCAGGAACAGCCAGGTATTGAGCTGGTGGTCATGGTGCGTGATACCCCAGAGTTCCCCGGCGGTCCGCTGCGCGCTGATGTTCACCCTGCTGAAGTGGATAACTGGCTGGCGCTGGACTGGCGTATGGAGGAATAACCATGCTGGTTGCCGATCCCCATTCGCCTGACTTTAACAGCTACGCCAGCGTGTCCGACCTGCGGGTCTTTGCCGCCGCGCGCGGATACACCATTCCTGCCGAAGATGGTGAATGCAGCCAGATGCTGATGCAGGCGATGGACTTTCTGGAAGGAAGGTCCTGGCGTGGTCAGCGCTCCAGCGCATCTCAGCCTCTATCTTGGCCGCGCTCCGGCGTACGCTTCGATGGTGTGGACCTGCCGGATGATGCTATTCCACAGCGCCTGATTGATGCCCAATGCCGCCTGGCTATCGAGTCGCAGGAGATTGACCTCACGCCGTCGGTCTCCGGTGGCGGCGCGGTCATAGCTGAGAGCGTACAGGGGGCGGTCTCTGTGCAGTACGAGCCGGGAACGAATAAGGCCACCCCATCATTCCCCTGGTTCTATTCCTCGCTGCGCGGGCTTGTGGTGGGCGGCAACCAGGTCCGGATCGAAAGGGGGTAGCATGGCAATCGACTATCGCCGCATGCGCGCCACGGCAACGCGGCTGCTGACAGAGAACGGCAAAGCCTACCAACTGACTCGCGGAGGTACTACCACCCGCGATCAGTACGGGAAAGAGGTTATCACCGAGCCAATTACAGCGACCGTTACCGGCGTTATCACCGAATACTCCACGCGTGAAATCGACGGTTCACTGATTGCTACGGGCGATAAGAAACTGGCGGCCACGTTTGAAACGGAAGTGCGCATTGGCGACCTCATTGATATCGACGGCAAAAAGTGGCGCGTAGTTCAGCCGAATCCGGTTAAGCCCGCAGACGTGCTGATCTCCTATAACATCCAGCTGAGGACCTGATTATGACCAGTTCTGCAAATCAGCCGTTCCTGGCTGCCATTCAGTTGTTCGTAGATGGTTCTAAGCAGGAGATTGAGGAGGCGGTCCGCCGGACGGGTATCAAAATCCTCGGGCGGTTGGTGGACATGTCACCTGTCGGGCAGCCAGAAATCTGGCAGGTAAACCAGACGGCATCAGCCTATAACACCGCGGTGCGAGAGCATAACGCGGCGCTACGTGATGATCCGGCCAACCTTACAAAAGCAGGGCGGCTCAGGCGAGGCCTGCGTGTCAACGATTCGATGGACATCAAAAAGCCAGAGGGTTATGTCGGCGGGCGATTCAAAAATAACTGGTATGTGGGTCTCGACAGCCAGCCTACAGAGACGAACGATACCCCAGATGCTTCCGGGCAGGGTTCCAACACCCGCGGGCTGGCGGTGCTCGAAGTGTTCCGGGTGGGGCAGGTGAACTCGATTTACTTTACCAATAACCTGCCATATGCCCAGGCGCTGGAGAATGGTCATTCGAATCAGGCGCCCGGCGGCATGGTCGGACTGACCGCACTGGATGCTGCGCAATATTTCCGGGAGGCAATGAGCGAGGTACGCAATGGTCGGTGATCAGTCCATGCGAATAGCTGACCTGCTGGAGAGCCGGGTAGCCATAATCTCGGCCTCTCTCGGCTTGCCGATCGCCTGGCCGAATATCGTATTTGATCCACCGGATGCGCCATACGCCCGTGTTTATGTTTTACCTGCACAAACTGTAGGTCAGGACATAGAAGGTCTGATGCGTACCTATCAGGGGATCTTTCAGGTAAACATCATTACTCCCGCAGGCTCAGGCGTGAGCCAGGCGAGGGGGCTGGCTCAGTCGGTGGCAGATGCATTCCCTGAGGGACTGCCGCTGATGGACGGTGATTTGACGGTTTACATCAACGGGCCGCCGCAGGTGAGACAACCCATCCAGGACCGGCCAACCTCGGCGCCCAACGGGTCCAGTGGCTCCATAACCTACACCATTCCCGTCAGCATGCAGTACCGCGCTGACTACTGACCCGCCATCTGGCGGGTTTTTTATTACCTAAATTCAGGAGAGTGCTATGGCATTCGCAATCCCTAACGGCTCGCGTGTGAACGTGGCCAAGGCCTATCAAGCCCCAATCACCTTTACCGCAGCCTCTAACGCGACGGAATGCGAACTGACCGTTGCATCGGCCTCCGGCATTCTGGCCGGTGACGTAGTTCAGGTGAGTTCCGGCTGGTTAAAGCTCGATAACATGGTGCTGCGCGTAAAATCGGTGACCAGTAATAAAATCGTGCTGGAAGCATTCGATACTACCGACACCACCAAATTCCCGGCAGGTACTGGCGCGGGCACGCTGCGTAAAATCGACTCATGGATCACCATGCCTCAGGTGATGACATTATCAACTGAAGGTGGTGACCAGCAGACCATCAGCGTGCAGTTCCTGGAAGATGACAAAGCGCGCACCATCCCAACGTTTAAAAACGCAGTGGTTCAGGTTTACACCTTTGCACATGACCCTCAACTGGCGATCTACAAACGCCTCATTGACCTGGATGACTCCAGCGACACCACCGCGGTCTGGTTCCATAACCCACGCGGCAAAGCCGATCGTTTCTACTCAGCCAAAGTATCGTTCCAGCGCGTGCCGCGCACGGAAATCAACGCCGTGGAAAGTAACGAGGCGCGCATGAACTTCGAATCGGACATGCAGATTTACCCGATCGCCGATTCATCCGTGACGCCTCTGGCGTTCCTGACTGACCTGCCGGCCACCAAGTCGGTTGCCACAGGTGCAGCGCTGGATCTGGCAGTCGTAATGAAGGGCGGTTCAGCACCTTACACCTACGTTTGGAAGAAAGGCAGCACCGCTATTCCGGGCAAAACCGCATCGACGTTCAACATTTCGTCCGTCGCATCCGGTGATGCTGGCGTTTATACCTGTGAAGTCACCGATGCCGCGGGCAAAACCATCACCTCTGCTGCGTGTACTGTCACGATCAGCTAACCAATCAGGCCCGGTACGCCGGGCTTATTTATATACCTCCATACAAAGGTGTTCCAGCAGCTCTCCGCGGTGTGCCTGTTAAAGTGCTTTCGAATATACTCATCCAAAAAAGTGAGGTTTTTATGGATGAGAAAGTGATGGCGTTGGCCACTCTAAAGGCCGCTCAGGATGCTGCTAGTTGGGCATTTTGGTCAATGATAGGTACATGGGTTGCTGGAATAGCGACCTTTTTGGCAGTGTGTGTATCTTTGCATCTGGGTCTAAAAAAGCCTAAGGCACATATCAGTTGCCGTATAAATGTTGGTGTAACGTGGCAAGGACCCTATCAAAAGAAAGGGGTGATGATTGTTATTACAAATCTTGCGCTTTATACCGTAAAAGTTACAGCTATAAATTGGACATTCAAAAAAGATATTACGTTTTATCAACCGTTCCACTCACCATTATCAATGCAGCTGCCTCAAAAATTAGATTATGGAGAACAGGCAACTTTATGGATAGATATTGATGGTGGCTCTGAATGGATTGAAAAAATAGCATTGGGTTTAAAAGAACAAAATGCCAACCCCAAAGATTTTAAATGCGTTGTCAGTGTTACAACTGGAGAAAGCTTCACATTTGAAATCGAAAAATCTTTGATGGACAAAATAACAAGTAGTTACCAACAGATCTCAGAGGCTGAGAGCCGCTAATTGCAGGTTGGCTTTTATGCGAGTTGTACAATTACCATTATCCAATTTAAGACCCGCTCCGGCGGGTTTTTCATTTTTAAGGAATCGAAATGACCCAATTCTCCCTGATCCCAAACCCAACCTTTTCTGTGACCGCGAGCATTCCGCGCGCTGGCGCCGAAGACGGCAAGCTGACGTTCACTTTCCGCCATAAGACGCTCGAAGAGCTGCGTGCCATGGATGCGAAGATGCAAAAGGCTGCGGAAGGTAAAAAGGCTGTTATCGAGCCGCAAGCTGACTACCTCATGGAAATTGTCGAAGGATGGGCTCTACCGGACGAGTTCAACCGCGAAAACGTTATTGTCCTTCTGCAAAACTATCCGCGTGCTTTTGACAGCATCGGCATGGCGTACACCAAAGAGCTGATGGGGATTCGCGAAAAAAACTGAGGCAGGTCGCCGCAGCGTTGTATACGCCGGGTCCGACGCTCGCGGAGCTGAGCGCTTTTGGTTTGACGCCTGAGGACGTGGAGGAAGAGGTGGGGATCCTGCCCTCTGTGTGGAAGTCTTTCACCATCTTCTCTGCCCTGGCAACTCAGTGGCGCGTCGGCGCGAGCGGGGCGACCGGCCTTGATTATAATGTTCTCCCCTGGATGTTCGAGTTACACGGGGTTGAGGATGCGGCGACCTGCATGGCTGACCTTCAGATTATGGAAAGTGAGGCTCTCAAGGTAATGCATAAGGAGACGAAATAATGACTGACCAAATCGCCTCGATTACTTTGCGGGCCGATGTATCCGACCTGAAAACAGCCAGCAATGAACTGGATAGGCTCGGCGAGGCGGCGGCGGGCGCCGTAGATAAAGCCGATGATCTGAATAGTGTGTTCCGCGCTGGTGCTGAATCTGCGAAACAGGGCAGTGAAGGTATCAAGGAGCAGCAGAACGCGCTCAAAGGGTTACTGGAGAATATCGACCCGGTTACCAAGGCCTTAAACCGCCTGGATGAGCAGCAAGAATCACTGCGGAAATTTCAGGCCAAAGGTTTCCTGGATACCGAGACCTTTCAGGCTTACAACAAAATCCTGGACGACACCCGTCTCAAGCTGACCGACACCGGAGAAGCCGCGGCTCGCGCTCAGGCCGAATTAGCCGCTACCCAGGCGGCAGAGAAGCAGTCCGCAGCGTTAAAGAACCTGCTGGGTTCCATCGACCCGACAATCCGTGCGTTCAACTCACTGGATGAACAGCACGCACAGCTGGTGGCCCATTTTGAAGCAGGCCGCATTAACGGCGCGCAGTTCGAGCACTTCAACACAATCCTTAACCAGACGCGTGAGCGCCTCTCTGGTGTCGCTGACGTACTGCCAGAGGCGCTATCCCGGCAGGAAGCTGCTGCCCGGCGCGCTGGAATCTCCGTTGGGCAGTACAGCGCAGCGATGCGTACGCTTCCGGCACAGTTCACCGATATCGCTACGCAGCTGGCTGGCGGCCAATCTCCGTTCCTGATCCTGCTGCAACAGGGCGGGCAAATTAAAGACCAGTTCGGATCGGTTCAGGGGGCGCTGTCCGGTGTCGGCGAATACATCCGCAGTATGGCTGGGATGATTAACCCAACCACGATCGCACTTGGTGGTTTGATTGGTACGATCGGCCTGCTGGCTGCCGCGGCATACAATTCATCAGAGCAATTCGACCAGGTAGCTCGCTCGGTCATCATGATGGGAGGTGCTGGCTTCGCTTCAATGCAGCAGCTCAACGAAGCCGCTGAGGAGGTGGCCGGCAAGACGAATACATCGATCAGTTCCACCGTCGATACGCTGGTTACACTGAACGATACTGGCAAATATACCGCCAGCCAGATGAAGCAGATCGCAACGGCCATCACCCTCATGGGTAAGGCCGGAAACGATACCAAAACGGCAATGGCCGACTTCGGAAAAATTGTCAGCGACCCGGTTAAGGGGCTGGCCAGCCTCAATGAGCAATATGGTTTCGTTGATGAGGCTATGATTAAGCACATCATCCAGCTTCGTAAGCAGAAGGGTGAGCAGGCGGCTGTAACCGAAGCCATTAACCTGTTTGCTGGCGTCATGGAAAAACGCGCAGAGGAGACCAACAACGCGACCGATAATATCGGTCGAACGTGGGAAAGCCTGAAGAAGAGCGCTTCTGACACCTTTGGTGAGATAGGTGTTACCGTGCGCGCTTGGGGAAACCAGATCATCGATATCTTCGAACTGGTTAAGTCCTCGATCAAAGACTTGTTCCTCAATATCACCTCTCTGGACGCCAAGTTCACCAGCACCATCGCTGGCTGGGCAGACAAAATCCTGGGTGGCGGTGCGCTGGCTAATTTCCTCGGCATGGACGTTGAGGCAATGAAAAAGGCTGGAGCGGAAGCGGACAAAGAGATTGAGGCGAACAAAAAACGCTATAACGAGCTTTGGAAGCGCGTCACTGCGCCTAACGCACAGGCAAACTATGAGGCTGAAGCGCGAGGGGCCAACGTAAAAGGCGATGGCGGAACAAGTCGAGAATCGAGAGACGAAGTCTCTAAGCTTGCACAAGACTCAGCCAAAAAGACCAAAGAGGCAAAAGCCACGCTGGATGCAGGCGATCGCACACTGGAAAACTACCGCGCCCAGGCAAGGACCCTTACGGAAACGCTCGAAACCCTACGCCAGACCGGCGATCTGCACGCTAAAAATACCGAGTTCAGCAAACAGCAATCACGGTTTGCTGAATTGGATGAGTCTGCCAAAAACCGCGCGCTGACTGCACAGGAGAAATCTCTTCTATCGAACCGTGAGGCCATCCTCAACGCCGCCAAGGTGGTGGATCAGAAGAACAAGGAAGTAGAGGCGCAGCAGAAGATTAACGGCCTGGCGCAGCAGGCGAATAAATACGTCACGCAGATGTCGGAAAAGACAGAAGCGTTGCGTGGCAGTGCTGGCCTAAGCAGTCGTCAGAGCCAGCGCATGATGGAAGAGGCTCAACTCCGCCAAGGCTGGCTCAACGGTGGTGGTAAGCTTGATGATGCTGGCTATGAGAAAGAACTGGTAGCCCTCAGAAATTATTACGCTGAAGAGGATAAGCTGCGCGGCGATTGGAAAGCTGGGGCTGTTGCTGGATGGAATGAATATTTGGATGCCGCTACCAACACCTATGACGCAGTGAAGAACGTGGCTAGCTCCACGCTGACAGGCCTATCTGACATGCTAACCAGCCTAATGACGACGGGAAAAGCCTCAATAAAAGAATTCGGCAAATCGATGCTTAAGATGATTATCGAGGTGACAAACCGACTGATGGTTGCCTATGCGGTGCAGGCCGCGATGGGCTGGATAAGCGGTGGCAGCAAAGGCGGGAGCACACCAGGGGGATCTTACGCGAACGCTGCCGCTGGCCTAACTTTTAACGCTAAAGGCGGTGTTTATGATTCGCCCGGGCTCAGTAAGTACGTTAACGGTGTTTACGATACGCCTCAGTATTTCACCTTCCAGGGCGCATCGAAGTTTGCGAAAGGCGGTGTTTTCGCAGAGGCTGGTGAAGAAGCTATCATGCCGCTAACTCGGGATTCTGCCGGGCGGTTGGGTGTACGTGCCCAAGGCGGAGGCAGTATGGCCCCGGTTATCAACACCACGGTTAACGTCGATGCTGGTGGTTCCGTAACAACCCAAACATCCAGTTCTGGAGATGCTATGGGGCGCGCACTTGCTAATGAAATGCAGAACGCTGCGTTGCAAGTAATACAGAAGCAACTTAAGCCTGGTGGCATAATTTACAACTTCAATAAAGGACGGTAGCGATTTACCTACCCCTTAGATATGATGGCAAAGTCATATATTTATGGAGGTTGTCATGGAACGCAATGGGTGGGAAGAGCTTGGTCCATTTAACCTAAGCATTTCTGGTTATAACAAGGAGGAAGATGCAAGAAAGGTTGGGGATAATGTTGGGGAAATTATAAGAGCATTATCTAAGTTCATTGATCTTAGCTATCTTGATGGTGTCACCATAAGCTATTTTTACGAAAATGCTCTTCTTTCCTTGGATCGCGGCATTGAAACCGATACTAAGTTGCAACCTTCATCGGGGGAAGTTGTTGGTGTTGCAATGACGCCAATGGTTTTGCGCAACGGAACGGTAAAAAGTCATATTGTTCTTAATGCGGCTTTTATCGAGGGCATTCTTGACAATGACCTTCGTGGTGATGCTTTTCAGCAAGCCCTTGCCATCATTGCTCATGAGTGCGGTCATGTCTCCAATTGTGGCGCGCTAGATAGGTCATTTCCTGGTAGAGCCCTAAATCATAGATATTCTGATATCCATGAAAATCTTCGTGGTGAATGTTGGTTGTCAGTCATTGAAGAGTATTGTGCTACAAGGATTACCGGCACAATTGGTTTTGATAATAACAAGCTATATGAAGAAACGTTCATTGGTTGCGCTGAAAAATTACGCACTAATATTTTCAACGCAAAATTTGAATATAGGTTTCATCATAATGTAGATAAGGTTTTGAAAGAGGTTTATGATTTAATTTCAACGTCGCTAAAATTTGCAGCCTATTTCTTGGGGGATTGTGAGGCCAAAGGGATTAATTATGCTAATAATGAAGCGCTGAAAGGAAATGAAATCATCTGGTTGCATCCATATATTGAGAGCCTAAATGAAGTCTGTCGGAAAATTTTTGATAACTACGGAAAGTGGGAGTCAGTCAGAGAAATGGAGTTAATTTCTGATGTTCTTGATGCTATGGCGAAGGATTGCGGAATTATTATTCGCAAGGTTGAAAAAGGGTTTTGGGTTGATGTTTTATAGGGCTGCTTGCTAACTCATTTAAGAGTGCTGGCATACTAATTTGGGTATAGTCGCCAATTTGTTTTTTGTAAGGCTGCTGCGACCTATACAACACACCGCAAAGGATATGATAATGCTTAAAAAGATGCTAAGAAAAACCTTAAAGACAATAGGTATGTTACTTCTTCTTGTTGTTGTGATTATTGTCGCTGCGTTGGTTAATAAACCAACTGAGCAAGAAAAGAAGCAAAAAGAAGCCAAGGAACTTACGGATAAAAAACTGGATGAGCTTCGCGATGCCTGTGAATCATACGTAAGGATGTCAGTCATTAACAAAAGCACTCTGGATATGTCGGTGTTTGGCTCGAACAGATGGCTCGGTGACGACGGTAAGTTTTACGTCACGCAGGAGTTTAGCGCCAAAAATAAATTTGGTCTTGAACAGAAATTCAGGGCCGAATGTATTGAAGACAAGGATGGGAAGACTGATTACCGGCTCGTAGAAATGAATGGTAGTTAAATCAAAATGGTCTGATAACCTTCCCTCCCATACTTTCAACCAGATTAAGCCTCGCAAATGCGGGGCTTTTTTTATGGAGTATATATGGCAGCTGAAACATATAGCTGGCGCTCTCAGCTCGGTGCTGGCGCGATTGAATATAGCCAGGCGGTACGCGCAGCGCAGTTCGGTGATGGCTATGAGCAGGTTGCTGATAACGGTATTAACAGCACGGCTATTCAGATCCCTATGAAGCACACAGGCGCAGAATCGGAAGTGGACAGGATTCGTGATTTCCTCCTTGCTCATACCGTGAAGGCTTTCATCATTACGCCGCCAGGTGAAGAAAAGGGGCTTTACCGCGTCGTAGCCGATTCGGTTCGTAAAACGCAGATCAGCAGCAAATATGCTGAGTTGACGTTCACCATCAAACGGGCTTACGGAGTGTACGCATAATGGCATTAGTCGATCAGGCGGCGATGCTGGCTCCGGGTGGCAGGGTCCGCCTGGTTGAAGTTGACGCCTCAGAGTTCAGTGGCGGGATCCACCGATTCCACTACGCACCTTTCCCCCATACCCCCGAAGAGATCGATGTTGCCAATGGAGATGAACAAAAGCTCGGACCCAAGCCAATCGTCTTCGGTGGCAATACCTACGATTTTTGGCCGTTTCAGGTTTCAGGCCTGGAGCTTTCAACAGACCAGGCGGCGGAGCCCACCCTAAGCGTCTCAAACCTTGACGGCCATATCACTGCGCTGTGCCTGCAATTTAAGGACATGGTTAACGCCAAAGTGAGCATTATCGATACCTATGCGGTCTATCTCGATGCCGTAAATTACCCTGGCGGTGTAAATCCTACAGCTGATTCGTCAATGTTCACGATTCAAACCTTCTGGCTTGACACCAAAACCTCCGAAGACGACGAGGTAGTTACCTGGTCACTCAGCAGCCCGGCCGATTTGCAAAATCTGGTCATTCCTGCACGGCAAATCACCTCTCTCTGCGAGTGGGCGCTGCGCGGGCAATACCGTAGCGGCGACGGCTGCACCTACAACGGCACGGCGTATTTTGATGCGAAGGGTAATCCTGTCGCTGACCCGGCGCTGGATGTGTGCGGCGGCTGCCTCAGTGACTGCCGTAAACGATTTGGCGCTGGCCTGGCAGACCCTGACGCGGCAATCCTCGATTTTGGTGGCTTCCCGGCAACCGTTCTCTTTATCCGATAACCGGACGTACCAATGAATAAAACCATAATGGCAGCTATCCGGGCGCATGCACTGGAGGAATCCCCGCGTGAGTGCTGTGGCCTCGTTATTCAGTCTGGCCGTCGCCAGCGCTACATTCCTGTGCCGAATACGCACGAAATTCCGACAGAGCATTTTCGCATCGACGGCGAGCACTGGGCTAACGCCGAAGATATCGGGACGATTATTCGCGTCATCCACTCCCACCCGGGCGACGGTGCCCGGCCTATTCCGTCCGATCTGGACCGCCAGCAGTGCAACAACTCCGGCGTGATCTGGGGTATTTACTCACCTGACAGCGATGAATACGCCGAGATAATGCCGGAGGCGGTGCCGCTTATTGGGCGTCCGTTTATCCTGGGCTCGAATGACTGTTGGGGTCTGATTATGGACTGGCATGCCATCCAGGGCGTCACGCTGAACGATTTTCGCGTCGATTACCCATGGTGGGAAAGCCAGTACCCGGACAACCTCTATTTCGAAAACTGGGAGCGGGAAGGGTTCGTCGAGTGCGATCCGGCACCAGGCTGTATGGTTATCATGCAGGTTGATTCCGATAAGTGGAACCATGCGGGCATCATCACTGAAGAAGGTGAACTACTCCACCATCTTTACGGCCAGCCTTCATGCATTACCCCATATTCCAGAGGCTATTTCAAAGACCGCACGATGATCTGCGTTCGTCACAAAAACTTGCCGCAGGAGATAAAGCCATGGCGCGTTTAACCACGATTCGATTGTATGGCGCACTGGGCGCCCGGTTTGGGCGCGTTCACCGGCTGGCAGTGCAGACATCTGCCGAAGCTGTCAAAGCTCTGTGTATCAACTTCGACGGACTGGAAAGCTTTCTGATGAATGCCAAAAAAAACGGCATGACCTTCGCGGTGTTTCGTGGCAAACGCAACATCGGAGAACAGGATTTCAAGGAGCTGGGTGGTGACAGCGATATTCGTATTGCTCCTGTAATGGAGGGGGCAAAAAAAGCAGGATTATTCCAGACGATCCTTGGCGCTGTAATGGTCGTCGCGGGTATCGTGGTGACAGGCCTTTCGTACAGCTGGGCTACACCAGTAGGCGGAGCCATGATTTCTGCTGGCATCGGTATGATGGCCGGCGGCATCTACCAGATGCTTTCTCCCCAGCCCAAAGGGTTACAGGGGCGAGACGATCCTGACAATAAACCCTCTTATGCCTTCGGTGGTTCAGTGAATACCCTTGCGATGGGAAACCCGGTCGCGCTTCTTTATGGTGAGCGAGAGATCGGCGGCGCCATCATCAGTGCAGGCATAGTCGCTGAAGACATCTGAAAACTCCTTTCTGATTATCAAGCACCCAGTCGGGTGCTTTTTTTATGGATGTAATATGGAAGCGATCACTGGTGCAAAGGGTGGCAGCCAGAAGCAGCACACACCTGTAGAACAACCTGATTCTGCGCAGTCAATGGCGCGCTGCCGCATGCTGCTGGCGCTCGGGGAAGGTGAGTTTGCTGGTGGTCTGGATGCGACCAGCATTTTCCTGGACGGTACGCCCCTGGGAAACGCCGACGGAACGATGAACTTTGAAAATGTTTCCTGGGAATTTCGTCCGGGAACACAGACCCAGACGCCGATTCCGGGTTTTCCCGCAGTGGAGAACGAAACTACGGTTGGCGTATCTCTGACAAAAGCCACGCCCTGGACGCGCGCGCTGAGTAACACCCAGATTGACGCTGTGCTCGTTCGCATTGGTATCCCGGGTTTGCAGCAACAGGAAAACGACGGGGATATTGTCGGCACTACCGTAAAATACCATATCGATCTTGCTGTAGATGGTGGTGCGTTCTCTACGGTCATGACAAGGACCGTGACAGAGAAACTCAGTTCGCTCTATGAACTCACCCATCGCATTAATCTTCCGAAAGCCAGTACGGGCTGGCAGATTCGCGTGGTCCGCGACACCGACGACAGCACCAGCCAGATGTTGCAGAACAAAACGCAGGTACAGGCGATCAATGAGGTGATTGATGCGCGCCTGCGTTATCCCCACACGGCGCTGCTGTATGTGTCGTTCAACGCCAAATCGTTCAACAATATCCCAAAGGTTTCCTGTAAACCTAAGGGGCGCATTATCCGCATCCCTTCGAATTACGATCCGATAGCCCGAACCTATAGCGGCACATGGGACGGGACGTTTAAGTGGGGCTGGACGAATAACCCAGCATGGATCTGGTTCGATGTGCTCACTGAGCCGCGTTTCGGACTTGGCCGACGCGTCACGGCGCAGATGCTGGATAAGTGGGAGCTTTACCGTATTGCCCAGCGTTGCGATCAGAAAGTACCTGACGGGAAGGGTGGCGACGGTACCGAGCCGCGCTTCATGTTTGATGTCTACATCCAGTCGCAGGCTGATGCGTGGCAGGTAATCAAAGACATCGCCGCAGGGTTCAATGGCATGACGTTCTGGGGCAACAATATGTTCAATGTTGTCTCGGACATGCCGGCGGATACGTCGAAGCTGCAAATCCTTACCCGCGCTTCGGTGGTGGGCAAACCAGTTTACTCGAGCGGCAGTGAAAAGACCCGCTTCTCCAGCGCGCTAATTAACTTCAGCGACCCTGACAATCACTATCAGGACCGCACAACAGCGGTGATGTTCCCGGACCTGGTTAAGCAGTTCAAGTTTAAGCAGACGCAGATCACCGCGATCGGCTGTACGCGCGAGAGCGAAGCACAGCGCCGTGGCGGGTGGGCTGTGTACTCCAACTCACTCGACCGGATTATCACGCTACAGACCGGGCTTGATGGCTATGTCTACGTGCCGGGTACCGTGTTTGCATTTGCCGACGAACGCCTTTCAGGGCGTGTTTATGGCGGGCGTATAACCGGATATAACGCCGGGTTGAAGGCTGTGACAACCGATCGGGGAACCAGTGCCGTTGCGGGTGACACACTGATGATCCGCACACGGGGCGGTACCGTTGAAAGCAGGGTGATCCAGGCCGTAAACGGCACGCAGCTGGTGGTTGCCACGCCTTTCACGGCAGAGCCGTTACCCAACGCTGTATTCGTCATCGATGCCGGGCAGTTGCGCCTGCAATACTTCCGCGTTACGAACCTGAGATTTGATGATGAAGAAAACACCTTCACAATCACCGGGGCCGAATATAATGCATCAAAATATGATGCGGTCGATAACAATGCCCGCCTGGACACGCCGCCAATTAGTCTGATACCAACCGGCCTCGTCAACCAGCCGACCAATATCGTGGTAGCGAGATATGACGCAGTGCGCCAGGGGCAGCGAGTGGCTACCCTGACGGCATCCTGGGATGCGCCGGTCGACAAGAACGGCAAACCACAGGCGGATGTCATAGCCTATCGGGTGCAGTGGAAGCGCGGCGACAATGAGTGGGTTAACTTACCGGAGACCGGTCTTCGCAATATCGAAGTGCCTGGCATCTTCGAGGGTGATTATCTGGTCCGTGTACGCGCGATCAACTCCGGCGGTGCATCGAGTCTCTGGGCAACTTCCACGCTTACACACCTGAAGGGACGCGCGGGTGAGGTACCCAAACCTGTCGGGCTTAAGGCCTCCGAAGACGTCGTATTCGGAATCAACGTCACCTGGGGATTCCCGGCTAATACTGGCGACACCCTGAGTACTGAACTGCAATACAGCATTGCCGCTGACGGTTCGAATCCGATGCTTTTGGCATCTGTACCGTATCCGCAGAAACTTTATCAGCAGATGGGGCTGAAGGCGGGGCAGGAATTCTGGTACCAGGCGCGGCTTGTCGACAGGATCGGGAATCAGAGTGGATGGACCGACTGGGTGCGCGGGCAGGCCAGCATCGATGTATCCGATATCACCGATGCAATCCTGGAGGACATGAAAGGCTCCGATACGTTCAAAGACTTGATCGAGAACGCGGTGGACAGCAGCGGAAAACTGGCAGAACTGGCTGATGCAATCAAAGAGAACGCAGACGGCCTTGCTGCTGCGGTTGG